TAGTTTCTGCGTCCTTCCCCACCATATTTCTTTCTGCATCAGGGAATTGATGAACCTGTCTCCGCCGAAATTGTCAGTGTTGCCGAGAAACCTGCACCGCTCATATGTCTGATCGCAGGTTGACTCTTCGCCGGAATAGGCGCACTCGGTCCCCTTAAAAACCCACGGACAGGAAGACATTTGAATCCGGAGCGGCTTTTTGTTCCAGAGGACAAGCTCATTCGTAATGGTGATTTTTAGGGTGTTCTCGTCATACAGTTGCCAACCGCCGATGATGCCGCGAAGGAACTCCTGAACATGCACGACATACTCTGAATCTATGGCCCCCACGGACAGTATTGCCCATTTGTTCCGAATATCTTCATTCAGGACGATTGCGGCCAGGGTTTTGCCTGTGTCGTCGATTTCGATATCTATGGATTCCACGGCCAGGGTCGCGCTGCCTGAAATATCGCCGAACTTGAACGCGATCGGCGTAAACGTCTCGCCCTCGTGGATGATCTGGATATCCGAATCGTTGTACCTCACCGTAGCGCCGCCGAGTTGGAGCTCCAGGAGGAAGAAATAGGTCATTTCCTCGGCTGCGATGGTGGATGCTATCCCGGGAATGAAGTTTCTCATATCATCGCCAGCCCTTTCAGCTCCAGGCCCGTGCTGTAAAGCGCATGGGCAAACTGTGTCCTGGTCATTTTGTCATTGGCGAACCTGCAACGGTTCCGCATGTACCCGGCGAAATCGCAGGAAATGATTTCATTCTCTGCCGGCGCGGTCACAAATTCAACACGGTCAGAACTTTCTTCCCCTCCGCCTATAAGGATGGAATACTGGACCGTGACGACCTGCTCCACGCCATTGACGTAGATTTTATGCGATGAGGTAGATTTGCCTGGGATGTCGTAGATCTTCGTTTCCCCGTCGCCGGTTCCTACGCCGAGACCTTCCCACAGCGCCGGTTCCTGGTCGGGTAGATAGACATAGAAAGCCTCGTATGAGCCGCGTCTCGCGTGGTAAAAATTCCACAATAAATTGAACTCGGTCAGTGTCAGGGTGTTGTAGGAGAAGGCTATATCATATTTTGGGAACACCTGTTTTTGCCTGCGCTGCTCTCGCCCGGAATCGAACGGGGTGATGGTGGTCTTCCAGACCTCGGTGATGTCGTATGGATACTGAGGAATAGGGGTTTCCGGATAGAGCGCCATGTTTACCTCAGCAGGCTCTTGATTTCAGAGCGGGTCTTATTGTCCCTCAACGATTGGAGAACCTGGGAATTGATCGCGCCCGGGTTCCTCCTGCACATATCCTCAAAGCTCTTTGCATCGGCCGCGTAGATGAATATATTGGTGTCGCCCGCCCCACCGCCGACCGCATCCTTGGGTATCACCGCCTCACCTTTCTGAAGAATGGCCGGGAACTCGTCAGGCATAAGGCCGGAGTGCAGCCGCGGAGCATGGCTGAACAGGCCGCCTGGGAGTGTGCGGGTAAAGGATGAATCCTGTCCGGCGATGCCGCCCCCGTGCATCCCGAAGGCTGTTGTCCCGCCGGCACCGATATGTAGCCCCGTGGTGCCGCCGCCGAACAAGTTCCCGATAGCACCGCTGATGCCTCCGAACAGGGGCCCGGTGATGTTCTGATAGGCAGCCATCCGCAGGAGGTCGCGTATCATTGCGTCGATCATGTCACGGAAGGATGTTTCCCCGCGCATGGCGAAATCCGCTATCGCGGCTGCGGAATCCTTGCCCCATCCGTCGATGACCATCTTCAACTCTTCAAACCTTGCCGCGGCCTCCTCCGTGGAGTCCCCTATTTTCTCCATCGCGGCCTTATTCCCCTCAGCCAAAGCATCCAATCTGTCCAGTTCTTCCGCGTACTGCAAAAGAAGTTTCTGGTGTTCCGGCAAGAGATCCGCATAGCGCCCCTTCTCGATTTCCCACCGCACCTTGTCGGCCTCTGATACCTCGCCGTACAACTCCACCTCTCGGCGGGCTCGTAATATTGCCTCTTCGCCGAGCCTCTTTTGCTCTGCCGCAAATTTCGCTCTGGCCTCTTTCTCTCGCTCTGCCGCTTCTGCGGCTGCGGCATCGGCTTCGCTCTTTTCCTTCGCCCTTCTCTTCTCCGCTGCGGCTTCTGCTGCTGCTGCCTCCGCTCTCTTTTTAAGGGTGGAGAGGTTTTCAAGCTCAAGGACAAGCTGCTCCCGCAGGAGCGCCATCTCCTCAACTTTTTCCTGCCTGCCTGGGATTACCTTTGCCAGCTTGGAATGGATGGCTATTTTCTTACCTAAAAGATCAATCTCGTTCTGAATGATGGTCGATGGATCGCTCTGCTCTTCCTTCCATTTACGGTTTGTCTCGATGAGTTCATTGATGTTCTTAACAATGGAAGCAAGGCCGCTAGAAACATCGGACACCGGACCCTTTAACAGCTTGCCGAGCTCTATGCCCAGGTTTGCCGCAGATGCCCCCAGGCTGTCCATGCGCTCCTTGTCCGTGAGAACTTCAAGATTATGTCTTGATAAGGCCTCTTTCCCTGCATCGAGGGTGGCGTTCAAAATCGCCATTTTCTTTTCTTTGTCGGTGAGCTCCTGAACGGTTTTGCCGAGGCTGGCCGCCATCTGCTCATTTGCGGTCCCAACCTTCATCACAAGGCCGAGGTTGTCCAGAATGAGCGGAGACCCGCGTCCGATACCCGTAGCGATGTCGTTGAATGCCTGCGTGGTCGTGATGCCCATATCCCTGGCTTTTGCCCTAGCAATGAGCATCAAATCCCCGAGTTTTTCAATGGGGATGCCCAAGGATATTGCCTTGTTCATCGACTCGATAAGGGCATTATCATCTATCAGACCACCGGACAGCTTACGGACCCGCTCGAAGACCTTTTCAGCATCAGCACCCATACCCTCGGCCATGCTGTTGAACGCCTGCCTGCTCTGCTCATACTTGGCTGCCTGCTCCGCGTAGTCCCAGGCCTTATTAACAGCCAAATATGCCGCTCCGATGGATGCAATGGTCTTGATTGTCGAAGTGAAAGAAGCGCCGACCTTATTCATGGCGGTTTCCATCTGTCGCCCATTCTTCTGCACGGCTGCGCGAGCCTTGCCCATGTCGCGCTCAAACTGAGCATGGCCGGCGCTCATCTCTGCTCTGAGGGCTCCAATTGGTGCAGCCATCTACTTCTTTCTCCTTGCCATTCCCGCCAGGTGAGATTTCAGGCTCTCCTCCATCTCGCTTTGGCTGCGGTGTACCTGCTTTTTCGTGGTCAGTTCCGCCAGCTTGGGCAGCCTCTTGGCCCGTGACAGGTTCGCCGTGAGCCATGCCGCCGTGGTGCGACTGTCATGCAGTGCGGGGGCGGACTTGCGCGTCAGGTATGGCGTGAGCCGCCAGAAATCCAAGGGTGAAATACCAGCGCCTACCGCCTGCACAAACGCCTCCACCACCCACCCGTGGGCCGGTTTTTTTTTACTTCCTGTTCTTCCGGAATCGCCTCCGCTCCGAAGTAAGCCCAACGGAGAGCAAGCTGAACATCCCTTGCCAGCGGCACCAGGGGCGGGGACAGTTCCATTATCCGCTCCGCCGTATACTCGGGGTGTTTCTCCCTGAGCCCCGCCGCCGCAACATCAGCCACGGTCTCCGGCTTGAAGAGGTCCGGCACATCGCCGTACCTCGCTTCAATCTCGGCTATGGCCTTCCAGGTGTAGCGCAGGGTCAGCCTCTCGCCGTTAATCGTGATTACCTTCTCGCCGGTTATGGGGTTCATGCGTACTCCACGGGCCCGCTGATCTCGATAGTGATGGAACCGCTCACCTTGTTATCCACGCCGCCGGAAGAGCTCATGCCAATCACGTAGCCGTCGAAGGTGGCCGTGGAATTGTCGGTATAGGTGAGCCTGAATGATTTCTCGGTCCTGGCGGCCCTTGCATCTCTCGCCGCCTGCTGGCCAGTGTCGGTGGGCTCCCAATTGATCGACAGGGTAAGCTGCCCCTCGTCCATCAGGCCGATTTTCTTCTCTTTCGCCTCGCTCCGGAGATGGGTGGTCTCGTACATTGTCGCGGACCCACCGGGGCCGTCCCAATCGGTGACCTCTCCGATCTCCAGCCATGCAAGCGGGGTGGCTACTGCCGCGCTGCCCATATCGGTGAATCCGGTTGAATCGCAGTCAACGGCGAAGGTGCCAGTGGTCGCGTACTTCACAACCCATACTTTGTTGAGATCGTCCGCATTGTCGCCGGTCACCCCCGAAATAGTGACCACATCACCGTCACTGAGCCCGTGGGATGTCTTCGTGAAAATAGTCGGATTTCCCGCCGCAGGGGTGCACCCCGTTACCGCGCTCCCACTGGTCCCGCTTATTTCCAGCTTTGTTCCCTGACTTTCAATAGACATTGCTTTGTCCTCCTGGCTTTATTCGTTGTGCCATATGCTGAAATCCGAGACGATGCGATGACACGCCTCCGCTTCCTCGTATCCATCAAATTCGTTTTGCATCAGCGCCGATATCGTCACTCCGCCATGCGTATATTTCTTGCCGTCCAGGGCGGTCCTGATCGCCGCCGCAAGCCCTTTGGCCGCATCGTATGTCTCGGCCCATGCCTCGATCTGATACCGGGGATGAGCGTTTCCGGTCGGCCCGCCGATGGATTGAATGCGGGGCCCGCTCACCTGCTGGTACACAATGAGCGGATAGGTCGGGTTCTGCGGGATGTAATTCGGGTATATCCTCGTCGTGATTGCGGATACCCCGCTGTCCGCTTTGAGTGCCGCCACCAGTGCCTTCATCTCAATCCCCTGATCTGCGCCTTTGTGAGCTTGCCCGTGGCCGCCCTCTTTGCCAGCCGTGCCGCCGCTTTCTCCAGCTCTACTTTCATCTCTTTGGCGAAGATGGAGATGATGCGGTCCTTTGCCGCGTCCCAGGCGTTTCTGAGAAATGGGATAGCCGGAGCCCTGCCCATCGATTTTACCGTGATTACCTGCCCCGGCCTGATCTCTGCGGTGAACGGCTCTTTCGGTGTGCGCTCCTTGGTCCCGAACTCGATCAGATGAGCATGGGGAGCCGTGGAGCCTACATAGACCGTGACTTTTGTCCTGTCTGGCGCGAACTTTCTTTTCTGCGAAGCCTTGAGGCTCGTCGATACCTCGATGGTGTCCCGGAGGTGCCTGCTTTTTGAAAAGCCCTTGGTCACCCTCGGATCATAGGGAGCGTTCTGTCTCGCAAGGTCACGCACCGGAATGAGCGACTTCTTGCAGGCATTCCTGACAACCGTCTTCTTCATGGCGATGGTCGGCAACTGCTCAAGATTCTTCATGAGCTGTTCCATGCCTATGAGTTGGAAGGAGAATGCCTGTCCTGCCATCATTCACCTCTCGCGGAAGCCAGAAGGTCAAGCCCCTCGTTCCGCCCGATTGGAGACACGCCGTGGATGTCGTACACCCTGTTTCCGTCAGATGTGTCCATGAGCCTGTTGAGCGGGGAGATGTTGCGCCGAAACCGGATGCGGTACTTGCACTCTATAACTGCGCCTGTCTGCCGTGCCGCGAAGCCCTCAGACTCGCGCAGGGGCAAGCGCCTCGCCCAGACGGTGGCTAGATCGTGCCATGTCTCGATCATCTCGCCATGATCATCATGGGTCGATGTTTTACCCTGGATGATAATTCTCCTGTCCAGTCCGCCTATCCTCATCACCACAACCTCGCCGGGTAGAGCAGGCTGTCAGCCGCTTTATTCTCCGTCACAATCCCGCCGATGGTCCGCTCTCCCCTGTTTTCGTACAGATCCGCGCAGATCAGCTTGATCGCGCTCTTGATCCGCTTGGGAACATCGGCAGCCGCCTCCCACCCGCAGACGAACCGTATCTTGATCGGATTGGAAGGATAGAGGGTTACGGAC